TTCATGAAATCATCGAGGGCCCATTCCTGCTCGATGATGTCGCCGTAACGGTCGATGCGGTTCGACGACGCGACAAACCTCGAGAACCGGGACTCGTCGACGTGATCGAGGAACGCTTCCTTGATGATGCGGCGCGGCAGCGGCCCCGTGGTGCGCGGCGCAGCCTCGGCGGCCAGGTGGTTAGGGTCTGCCAATCTTGCCATCCTCCGCTCGAAGCGAGTAAAACCCCGCTTGGGTGAACGAGCGTTGGGGAAGGCTAAAGACCCCAATTTCGGGGCCGGTTCGTCGGCCCCTTTTTTTTGTCCGCGGCGGCTAAGGCCCCGCGACGGCGACGCTTATTCCTCTTCCTCGACGTGAACCGCAAGATCCCCGTCGCCCATCTCCGACACGTCCAGGACCTCGCCTTCGTCCGGCGTGATCGTGACCGAGCCGTCGTCGTGTTCCTCGACCTGGGCGCGCGCCACCCGGCGCGGCGGACGCGGCATGTTCAGCGCTGGCGCCGTCAGCAGCACGTCGCCGGTGTCTTCGATCAGGACCTCGACATCGCCGTGATCGTCCTCGACAACGCCGACGATCTCCTCGCCCTCCTCCGGTGTGATCGTCACGGACCCGTCCGCATTTTCTTCCGCGGTCGCACGCAAGGCGCTCTCGATCGAGGGATCGAACGGCTCCAGGTCCGGCGCGACATCCTCATTCTCGTCATCGTCGAACTCGCTGTCCGCGAGCTCGTCGCCGGAGGGGAGGGAGGGGGATAGGGGTTCCATCTCCGGCGTCACATCCTCGCGAGTCATGACTGCGGTGCGCGCCTGTGCCGCGATCCTGTCCAGCATGTAGAGCGCAGCGTTGCCGCGTCCCTGATGTGCGGCCCCTGGCGTGACCGGCGCGGTCCCGCCAAGGGCGGGGGCGCGCGGCGGCGGCCCGGCAGGGCCGGCGCGATTGAGATACCCTACCCCCTCGCGTGTCTCGATCGTCATGCTGCGAGCCCTCCCGCTAACCATGTCCGTGCCTTATAGCTCGCTTTGTGACGATCGTTAAACGCAGTCGCTAGATTTTGTGGTGCGCAGCGCGTGACTCTCCGCGCGAACGCAGTCCGGGGAGACTGTCGGCGCCGTCCAAAAATGGGGGGGGGTCCTCCAAAAATTTTTCGAAACCACGCGAACTGGTTCCGGCAGGCAATTTTAACCGCGTGCAAAAGCTAGCGAACCGGCCGGCTCGTGGGCTACACCGCGCGGCATGGCGCAGTCATCTCGGCCAACGTCGCGGCGAAAGGGCGGCATCGGACGCCCGCCCAAGCCGGTGGCGTTGCTAAAAATCCAGGGAACATTCCAGCCGATCCGGCGGCAGGGTGACGAACCCCAGGCGGTCGGCGATCTGGCGACGAAAGCGCCGCCCGATTGGATGACGCCGAGCATGCGGGATTTCTGGACCGAGACGCTGGTCGACGCGCCCAAGGATATTTTGCGGCGGATCGATTGGGCGTTGTTCGCGGGGTATGTCGAGACTTGGGATCGCTACACCAGGCTAGTGCGCGCGCAACAGCGTCTCGACGCGGCGACCGAGGTCCCGTTCCTGATCAAGGGCGCGTCGGGTCCGCACATCTCCCCTTATCTGCGGCAGATGGATCGGTGTCTGTTGTTGCTGGCGCGGTATGGCGGCGAGATGGGGTTCACCCCGGCAGGGCGCGCGCGGCTGGCGGTCGCACGATTGCAAGACGAGGACGACGACGCGCAAAGTTGGGCGGCCCTGCGCCAGCTGCGGGTTATTGACGGAGGAAAGGACAGCTGATGCCTGAGACACGATCCGGCGCATTAGGACGCGCGGCACGATTGGGGTTCCCGCGGTCATCGGTCGTCAAGTCGTCCGGCGGCGGCTATTTCATTGCACCCCGCGGCGTTACTGCGACCGGTGCGAAGCATGCTTATGCCGAATGCAGGAACGGCGGCGGGTCTAAGCGGATGTGCGCGGGCGTCGCCCATAAAGTCCAAGGCGGCAGGCGGCGCTGATGACGATCCGGATCAATCTGTTCCGCAAAGGCGACGCTGATCAGATTGGTCTGCGGCGCTGGTCATTGGTTCCCCGTGTCGGCGACGACATGGTCGTCACGGTCAATGGCGAAAACGTCCTCCTACGGGTGACGCAGGTCGTTTGGGGTGTGACCGAACCCAGTCGCGAGGGCGGCGAGGCGGAAGTCTCGATCGAATTGGACAAGGTCCCGGATACCGATTGAGCCCACACCTTGTCGAGGCGATCCAGTATGCGCAGGACGTCGCGTCTGGGCGGATCGCGGCAGGTCGTTGGGCGCGGGCCGCATGCGCGCGGTTCCTGGCGGACCTCGATCTAGCCGCGCGTCCGCGGTCACGCTGGCGCTTCGACGAAGGGCGCGCGGAATTTCCGATCGCGTTCGCGGGGCTGCTAGTCAACGTCAAGGGACCGCAGGCCGGCGAGACGATCGAACTCCTGGCGTTCCAAAAATGGATGCTGGCGAACCTGTTCGGCTTTGTGGACCGCAGGACCGGGCGACGGCGGTTCCGGCAGGCATCCATCTGGATACCGCGCGGCAATGGCAAGTCGACATTGGCGGCGATCCTCGCGCTATCCGTCACGTTCACCGAAAATGAAGCCGGTGCGGAAGGCTACAGCAGTGCGGTCTCCCGCGATCAGGCGCGCATCGTTTTGGAACTCGCCAAGGCGATGAGCGAGCGCACGCCCGAGTTCCGGCGGCAGTATGGCGTCCAGGTGAACGCTCAGGCGATTTCGCAGGCGCGGACGGGATCGTCGTTTAAAGCGTTGTCGTCGCACGCGCGCGCCCTCGACGGGCTCAACGTCTATTTCGCAGTGCTGGACGAGATCGGGTCGCACAAGTCGGCGGCGGTTTACAATGCGCTGATCACCGCGACCGGCAAGCGTGCCGAGCCCCTGCTGATCTCGATCTCGACGGCGACGGATCAGACGACCGGCGTCGGCAAAACCGTCTGGGATTACACCGAAAGCGTTCTGTCCGGACAGCTGCGCGACGATCAGTTTTTTGGCGTGATTTTCGATGTCGACCAGGGCGACGATCCTTGGTCGGAAAGGTCCTGGCGCAAGGCAAACCCCGGATGGGGAGTCTTGGTCCAGCCCGAGGCGATCCGCGCGCTGGCGCGGCAGGCGCTGGCGTCGCCGGCCCTGCAGGCGGCGTTTAAGACGCGACATCTGAATGTCTGGGTGTCGGCGCAGAATGCGCTATTCGACAGCGACGCCTGGAAAGCGTGCGCTGATCCGGACCTCCGCCTCGAGGATTTCGAGGGCGAGGAGTGTTTCGCGGCAATCGACATGGCGACGCGGATCGACATCGCGGCCGGCGCGATCATCTTCCCGCGGCGTGATCCGGACGATCCGCAGAAAGTCACCTATGCGGCATTTGCGCAGGCATGGTTGCCCGAGGCGGCGGTCGACAGCGAACGCAGTCCGTTCTATCCGCAATGGGCCGAGGCCGGCGCGCTGACCGTCACTCCGGGCGAGACGACGTCATTCGAGGCGATCGAGGATTGGCTCCACGAAATCGGATCGCGGTTCGATCTCCGGGCGACGGCTTACGATCCCTATTCGATGATGCAGTTCGCGCAGCGACTGACGAATGACGGGTTTCCGATGTTCGAATATCGGTCGTCGACGCTGAACTTCTCGGAACCGACAAAGCTGCTGGACGCGTTGATGCGCGAACGGCGCATCCGGCATAACGGCGATCCCGTCCTGGCATGGTGCATCGGGAACGTCGTCGGTCACTACGACAACAGATCGAACGTCTATCCGCGCAAGGACGCGCCCGAGAAAAAGATCGACAACGCGATCGCGCTGATCATGGCGCTAGGCGTCTCGATCGCGAGCGAGCGCGACAGCGATTTCATCTATCAGGACGGGCGCGAACTCCTCGTTTTCTAAACCATTAGAATTACTCGCTAAAAACCCGGAAAAGCACTTCTATTTTTTACGTAAATAATTATATTTAGGGTGTCACAGCACCCCAAAAACAAGGAGTCATCCAATGGCAGATCGTTATGGACAGCGCGTCGAAATCCTCGGCGGCATGAGCGAGTTCGTCGGCAAGACGGGGCGGATCGTCGCAAAAGAGGGTCCGGCGTTCTATCGCGTCGAACTCGATCAGCCGGTCCATATCCGCGGCGTCGGCATGGTCGCCGACGATCTTTGGGAGAGCCGGCTATTGCGGACGATCCGCAATCGTCCGGTGTCCGTCGAGGACATCGCCACCAGCCCGGCAGGCTGGCGGTAATGGCCCTTCCCTCGGCAGAGCAAGAGCAGCAAGTCAAATGGGATTTGCTGCTCGCCGATTTCGAACTCCGGTTGGAACAGGTCCTCCAGATCAAAAGCTTTGAGCCCAGGCGGCTCCTGTTCCAAGGACTGACAGCGTTCGCGGCGATCTTCGCGGCCGGCGGTGTTGTCGGCGGATTGCTCGTCCGCCTCTTGTCCGGTCATGGAGGATGAAATGAGCGATCCGCGGCTCAGCACCCCCGATGAATTGACGATCTACATCCGCACGGAGTTGGCGCGCATCGATCAGCTTCGCGCCGATGCCGATCGCAAACGGCAAGAATTTGAGCACGGCCCCGGTTTGTATCGGATCGAAATCTGGAAAATCGTCGTAACTGCACTCGGCACCGGGGCGGCGATCTTCGCGGCCGGTGCCGCCTTCGTTAAAATACTCGGTTGAAGGGGCGGGCCAACCGCCCCCTTCTTCTCTCACACACCGGAGTTAAGACAATGACGATCATCCTGCGCGATGACGACATTCGCGCGTTCGATGCAAAGGCGTTCTCGTTTCACCCGGAGGACGGCTGGTTTGTCGCAGAGGCAAGCGATGTCGGGTTCCGTCAATGCTTCCAGATTTACGACGACGCATGCGACGAAGGAATCGCACTGCGCGGCTGTCGGTCGACGGTGCGCTATTACCTGAGCGAGGTTAAGCGCAATCCGGACGGCGACGTCCAGGTCTGGATATTCAAGCCCATCAGCGAGGACGCGCGGCGCATTCCGCGGTGCAGCGGGACGCAGGTCCACATCCTTAACGACTGACCGGGCGCGCAAGCGCCCCTTTTTCACAATGCAGGGATCAAGACAATGGATCGCGACGAATGGTTTGCGGACCTTTACGGCTGCCTCGCGGACATGGGCGCGACAGCCTATGACGAGACCGAGGCAATTCGGCTTTACGAGCGCGGATATTCACCGGCGGACGCGGCTGGTGAATTGGCGTGCGATGGCGAGGAGTAACCCCAATGGCACGGCAGTACCTCCCGCCACTCGGCACGGTTCCGGCGTGGCATGTCACGGTCATTACCAGGGATGCCGCGGACATCATCGCGCACACCCTCTGCGACGATGAAAAAGAATGTCAGGCAGTCGCGACGATCTCGCGCAGTGAGAACCTGTCGCATCGCATCGTCATCCGGTCGCCCTTCGGCAAAGTTTACGATTGGGTATAGGGGGCAACCGTGAACGATCTTACGCAATTCAGCGCACTCGTTGCCCTTTGGATCGGCGGCCTCGGTTTTTTCGCATTCCTATTCAATCGCCTTGAACATCGCATGGATCGCCTGGACGACGATTTCAAAGAACTGCGACGCGATCTCGGCGAGGAATTCCGCGCTCAGCGCGCCGAGGTCACTGCGCAAATCCAAGCAATCCTCGCTAACAGGAAATAGAGCGATCAGCCCCGCTCGCGGTCAATAGGAGCAACACCCGTGATCATGGCAAAGGTCTTTTACTTCCGCAAAAACGCGCGTCCGGACGGGGTCGCCGGTCTGGCGCAAGGTTACTATTACCAGATCGATCTCATGCCGCCGGTGGGGCCGTTCAAGCTCCGCGCCGAGGCGGTCAAACAGGCGCAGATCGCGGGCGATCTCGAAAAGGCCCGCACCGCCCTTCTGAGCGACCCCAAGGTGCGCATCGGGTCCGCAGTCATGCGGGACTATCTCGACGAAAGGAAGCGCTGAGATGCCCGCGGGACGCCCCCGGCGGGTCGCGGCGGTCGGCCATGCGCCGTCGCTCCTCGACGCCGCGCTGTTGACCCAGGTCGAAACGTGGCGCCGTCAGCAGCCCGAGCGGCTGAGCCTAAAAACCGCGGTTGAGCGGCTGTTGCTGCGCGGGCTGCGCGCGGAGCGCGACGACGAAACCCTCGGCATGACCTGCCCCGAATGCGGCGGCGAGGACATCGAGGACATCACCATTCCGGTGCGCTGCCGCGACTGCGGACATCGCGGCGACCCGGACGAGTTTTTGCCAAAGGAGTCCACGCGATGCTAGGCGAATGCGACATCGAGGCGGGCGCGACTGAGGTCGTGTTGACCTATCTGATCCCGGTCTATGTCGTCGTGCGCAATGACGGCGACGGCAAGGGTCCGCGGGTCGACAAGGTCGTTGTCGACGACGAAGCGAGTTTTGACCTGGGTAATCGCAAATGCGCGCGCGTCGACAGCGGGCGGCTGTTGCCGATGGGCGACCCCGCGGTGGTCGAGGCGATCGGCGTTGTCGAAAAGCCGCGACCGCAATTCGAGGTCGAGTGGCCGGCCTGGGGATTCGGCTGGTGAAAACCGCCCGGAAACCCCGTCCGACGATAGACGAACGCATGCGCCCCCTCGCGCTGATTTTCTGGCGAATGGCGCACAACGATCGTGACAACAACCTCACCATCGATGAGCAAGCGGTGTCAGTGATGGCCGCGGCGCTGGGGAAATTGCTAGAGAAATTTGGGCGAGATCAATTTACTAAGGGGATGGCGGCGGCCATGACAAGAATCTGGTCAGACTGCGCCAAAGACCAATGCGCCATCAGGGACGGGACCCCAGCCGCCTAGAATTCGGCTGGTAGGCCACCAAATGAGGGAGCGGGCTTCGGCCCGCTCTTTTTTTACGGTGCGCGCTATGAGTTGGATCGCCCCGGACCCCGCATCCTACGCCGGCAAGGGCGAGGGCAGCGGGCATTGTGTCGCCTTCGTCCAGGCCGCGGCGCACGCGCCCCACACGTCTTACTGGCGGCGTGGCGTCAAGGTCCGCGGCAACCAGGTCGCGACCGGGACGGCGATCGCCACGTTCAGTCGGGACGGCCGCTATGAGAACCGGGTCGACGGCGCCTCGCATGCGGCGATCCTGATCGCCCAGGATGGCGGCGGGCTCCGCGTGTGGGACCAGTGGAAGGGCCACCCGGTAAGTCAGCGGACGATCCGCTGGAAGGGCGGCCAGGGCACCGCCAACAATGACGGCGACGCCTATTTCGTGATCGAGGGCCCACCCCCCACCGCGGCGTGATCAGGCGGCGATCTCGATCGCCCATCCGTGACTCTTGCGGTTGACGATGCGGATGATCCCCGGATAGGTCCGGCGCAAACGGCGAATGCAGTCGCGCTCCATCGCTTGCGTCCGGTAGTCGCGGCATCCGCCCGCGGTGTCCCAATGCAGGTTGACCCAATAGATATACTGCGCGCAGACGACGCCACCGTCCTCGGCGATGCAGCGCGCGCATAGTTCATAGTCCTCCTTGACCGGATAGCTTTCGTCGAAATAGGTGCGCCCGTCGTTGACGATCCCCATGCAGCTGGCGGTAACGTAGGATCGCCAGCGAAACGGCCAGTAGGGATAGATCGAGCGGGTCGCGCCGTCGGTCGCCACGCCCCAGATGCGATAGGACAGCTGCTCCGTCAGGTCGAACAGCTTGACGAATTCCCCGAGCCAGATCCGCTCGTCGAGGCGGACGCGCATCGTGTCGCGCTCGCGCAGCTTCGAATATCCGGCATAGTGCGAGTCGTCGTCGATCATCACCACCCGGCGGTCCTCGGTGCTGCGCAATATCCAGTTCCGCGTCGCGGTGATCCCGTGGATTTCATCCGGAACGGCGACGACGTGGCGCGCGCCCATCCGCTGATAGGCCGGCACCTCGAGCGCGGGAACGAACAGCGTCGCGGACGGCAGCACCGTCTGCGTCGTCACCCGGCCGGCGCGGCCCTTACTCGGGACGGCGATCAGCATTGCGGGCAATTCGTCCTGGCGGCGGCGGTCGTTGCTTGACTTGCGACGTCTGCGGGTTCTGTCCGCCCTTGCGGGTCCGGCCCTCGCGCAGCTGGACGGCCGGCCGCTCGATCAGGCGCAGGACGTCCGCGGCGGCGACGACGCGTTGTGTTCCGACATCGTCAAACGGCGAGCCCTTTTTGTAGCCCCCGCGGCGCACCGGGACGAGCGACAGCGCGACCTTGAGCCGTTCCCATTCGGCGGCGTCCTGGCACATGATGACGGCATATTCGCGGGCGGGTTCCAGTTGCAGCGCCTGCGGCAGCTCACCCCCGAAATCGTCGCGCGCGGTCGCGTCCGCGGTCGCGAACCCGAGCATTTCGAGATCAAAGCCCTCGTTGTGCAAGTCGGCGAGTTCGACCCGCAGCAATCCGTTATCCCAGGCGGCGTTGAGAGCGATTTGATTGTCGGCGACGCGATAGGCGCGCTTCTGCGCGGCGGTCCAGCCGCGGGCGACGATCACCGGGACCTCGAGCAGGTCCAGCTGCGGCGCGGCGAGCACGCGCCCATGTCCGGCGATGATCAGGTCCGCTTCGTCGATCAGGACCGGCATCGTCCAGCCGAATTCGCGGATCGAGGCGGCGATCGTCGCAATCTGTTTCGCGGTATGTTTCCGGGCATTGCGCGCATAAGGGATCAGCTGCGCGACCGGGCGGCGCTCGATCGTCTCGATCGGCCACGCACGCGCGGCGGCGGTGTCAGACATCGGCGCCGGCGGCAAAAGAGCGGGCGGCAGGGCCGCCCAAGTTTGGGAGGAATAAACGCGAAACGACGCTGTCTCGTCTCACCCCGGCACCTTATCCCAGCGTCCCGACGATGATCCAGCTGATCAGCCCCCATAGGACCGCCCCGAGCCCGAGGGCGAGGATGAGTCCGCGCACCCGTCCGATTGGCGGCCGCGCAGGCTTGGCGGCTGAGAGGGCCCCGGAGAGGCGCAACAGGTCAATCGCGATCATGCGCGTTTTCACGTGAAACGAGCCCGGTCGCCGAGCGCGAACAGCGGTCCAGCACTTCGGGCTTTCGGGAACAGCACCGCCTCGGCATAGACCCAGAGGGCGAGCGCGTCCGCCTCGTCCTCGCTGACATCGGGCCAGCCATAGACGGCGCACATCTTTTGCGTCGCGGCTTTCTTGTTCTCCCGGCCGCCCCACGAGCCGTTGCCGGTGAAGTGGCGGCAGATGACGTTGGATTGCTCCTCGCGGCAGGGGAGCCCGCGCTCGTGCGCGATCATCTCGACCAGGCCGCACATCGCGAACAGCCGGCGCACCACGTAAATGTCGATCGGCGTCGACGAACTCGGCGTCGTCGAGATCACTTGGCCGGTTTTTGTGCGGACCTTTTTCGGCGCGAACCGCGGCACATAGGGCGCCTCGAATACGACCATCCGCGGCTGGGATTTGGCGCAGCAGCGATCGAGCCAGACGCGGAATTGCGCCAGGACCTCGCCGGTGGCGTCGCGCGGTTTGCCCGAGCGGAAATGCCCAAAAGCGGGACGGTCGCCCGGCATGCCATAGGCCCAGCCGGTCGTTGTGGCGACGTCGAGCGCGAGGATGCCGCCGGTCATCAGGTCATGCCGAAATGCCGGCGATCGGCGATGCGTTGCGGCTGCTCGCGCTCCAACTTCTGCTCGATCTCGGCGAAGTCGAGAGACCGCATGGCTTCGTCGACAGGGGCCAAGCTTTCGAGAAAGACGCGGGCGGCGTCCGACAGCACCGCCAAGGAAACAATCTGGGTGCGCAGTTCGAGGCTCTGTTTCTCAATCTTGGTGATGGCGGCCTTCATCATCGCCTCGATCGAAGTCTTGGCGACCCGGCGCAGTTCGGCCCGACGCGAGTTGAGCGCGTTTTCGCCGCGCCCCGACCAGCTCATGCCGATCGCCGGCGCAAACGATTTCGGGATGCCAAGGTCTTCGCAACGGGCCGCTATTTTGGCTTGGGACTCGGCGACGACTTTCTGCGCCTCCTCGGTCGCCGCCTGCCAGATTTCGTCTTGATCCCAGGAATAGACTGCGGCCAATTTCTTCTCGAAATCGGCGATGCAGTGCGCTGCCTGTTCCTCGGCGTGGGCCTTGAGGACCTTCGCCCGATCCTTGATGATCATGCTCAGGTCGTGGGTCTCGTTGCGGCTCAGCACGCGGCCGTTTTGAATCATCATCGGGTTTCTCCGGGCCAGACTTCGCCGAGCGTGGCGAAGGCGGTCGTTGTCGCGACATCGAGCGCGAGCAATCCACCGGTCACAGGCTCCCTCCCAGAGCCCGCTGGATGTGGGGTAAACCTCCCGGCATCATCTTATCTGATCGCAAGGCGGCCCTCCTATGGTCCCTGAACCGCTCCCCAGCCCCACAAAAAACCGCAACGATGTCGCAACGGCAGGGGCGCCAGCCGCAATTTCTTGCGATTTTATTGCAGCAATTTGATCCGCCACCATTTTGCCCAGGGCGCAGTCATGCGGTGCCCAGGGCGCAGTCATGCGGTGCCCGCGGCGTCGTCGCCGAGGTGCAACCGCGCCGCCTGCAGCGCCTCGGTGGCGTCCTTGCGCGGACGGCCGCGGGGCCGTCGCGGTTGATGCACCGGCTGTTCGTCAAAGGATCGCGGCTTGCGCGCCCGCCTCCCCGCTGGCGGGTGCGCGGCATGGATCGCCTCGGCGCGGTCCATCGCGGCATCGCCGAGCGGCGTGCCGGCGAGCATCCCCAAGGCGCGGCGATAGCTGTCGAGGAGCGCATAGCGGGAATGGCGGGCGGGCTCCTCCATCTGCCGCTCGCGGACGATCTCGCGCAGGATCGTCGTATCAAAGCCGGCGTCCTTGGCCTCGGCATAGATTTCTTTGATCTCGACGTTGAGGTCGTTGCGCTCGTTGTGCTTTTCCTCGATCCGCCCGACGTAGCGTTGCAGCGCGGTTTCGTTGATGACCCCGCCGAACTGGTCGGGGATTTCATCCCGCAGTGTCTTTGCCATAAATCATACCCTCGTCTTGGTTCGCACCCATCCGAGACCCAGGAGCATTATCGCGAACAACCCAAGCGTCGCGGGCTCGGGAACCCCGCTGAATTCCATCGTCGCCTCGAGGTCCTGATCCGCGGCGGTGAAAGCGGCATCAAACAGTTCGGCATTGCTGGCGATCGCCGGCAAACCGGCATCGGTAAAGGCGGCGTCGAGGGCGCCCGCCGTCGGCGGGAACGTCTCGGTATTGAGCACGGCGCCGTTGACCAGCATCGTCTCGGTGACAGGACCAGGCGCGCCGACCAGGCCGTTGTAAGTATCGGTCGTCAACCCGGCAAACCCGGCCGGCACTGCAAGCCCGGTCTGCGTCGCGGTGATATCGAGAGTATGACCCGCACCGGTGGCCCCGGTTACACTGAGGGTAACAGTGCCGAGATCGGGTGCAGGCACCGCCGGCACCCCGGTTATGTCGATTGTCACGTCCGAGAAATTCGGATCACCGGTCAAGGTGCCGATCAAGTTGCCGGGCGACGGCGTGGTTTCGAGCAAGGTTTGCGGCACCCCGTTATCGGTCAGGGTAAGCGTCAGGGTTGCGTGCGCCGGTCCGGCGGACGCAAGCGCCGCGGCAGCAGCTGCGGCGATGATCAAGGAACGCATGCTTGTTCTCCTCTCGGGTTCAAATTGCGGTGCGGTATCCAGCGGCGCGCGAACCAGCAATCTGCCGCCGCAGGCAGTGCAGCCCGGCCCTTTGTCATTCCCCGTACAGGCACCAAACGGGTCGATAACCCAGCAGCCGGCGCGGTGGTCGCACTCGCCCGGCCGGATCGCCTCACGGTGCGGACGCCATTTGTCGATTAGGGCTTGCGGTGTCACGGTCATTCCTCGGTTGCGGTAAGGCCAAGCCCGGCCTGGATCGCGGCGAGGTCGCGCGGGTCCGTGGCGCGTGGCGCGAAAGCCGCCCGATTGCGTTCCTCGAAAGCCGCGATGTTGGCGCGGTATTCCGCGAGGCGCCGATCGACATAGGCGACGTCTTCGGCAGTAGGTTCGCGGCGCTCCGGGCGCGACTTGATACCACCGTAAAACTCGACCGCTTGGTTTACGAAAACCCCGTCAAACCATTTGCCGTCTTGGTCAACTGAATATTTCTGGCTAAAATCGCCAAGACGCACCCGGCGCCAAGCGTAGCGATAGGCGTGAAATTGGCGCTTCTCGATATCGTCGAGCACAGCAAAGCCGCCGGCGGCGACCTTGTCGACCAGCGCGCGGCGATGGTGTTCACTCGGGAAGAAAAGATCGCTGATCATGACGATACGGGTACTTTTCGCCAGCGATCGAAGACGCGTTTGACTTCGGCGAGGTCCGCCCGAGCGAACCAGTGCTCGTCAAGCACACCTAGCCGTTGCTCCGTGATCCAGTCGCGCATCTCTGCGGCAAGCCGGTTTTTCTCGATCTGATCTTCGGGCGACAACAGCGGCGGCGGCGGCAAAGCCGGATAAAAATCCTCTTCCCCATCGGGATCACGTGCGGCGGCAGCGCGAATTTCCGCCGGCGATGGAAAGTAACGCTCGTGGTCGCGCATGAGCGCACGCCCTGCCGCCGCGACTTCGGCGCGCGATAAATCGCCGAGTGCATCGAAATAAAGCTCGGCCGCACGCGGGGACAAATGATTGCCGAAAATCTCGCCGAGATCATCGAGCAACTGCGCGATGTCAGACCGCAAGCCCCTGTTTGCGCGCATAATTTGCAAATCCTTCGGCAATTGCTCGACGGCGTTCCTCGGCGCGGCGCTCCCACGGCGGAGGCCGACCACGGATAGGCATCAAAATCTCGCCCTGTACGCGGCGCGGGTTGATTCCGAGCGCTCGCGGATTGGTCCCTTCTGCCCGTCGATTTTTGTGACCAGCAAAGCGGCGCTGCTCTGCCCCCACATCGTGGGGGAAAGGGGGCAGCCCGGGGGATTCTAAATCTAAGTCTGAGTCTATAGGGGGGGATTGGGGGGGCAGCGGTGAAACGGCTGTTTCCGTTACATGGAAACGGAACGCGAATTGTGAATTATCAGCGGCTTGTCCCTCATGTAACGTTTCATCGTGGGGGGGTGGTGTCTTGTGCGGCATCAGCCCCGAGGCTTCCCATTCCGCAAGCGTCATCGCCGCCTTGCTATGGTTGCAGGTGGCGCAGGCGGTCGCGAGGTTGTCCGCTTCGTTGCTTCCACCTCGCGATAACGGAATGACGTGATCAATCTGGAACGGCCCGCGTGCTGTACCGCAGTAGCGGCAGCGATTTCCGTCCCGTCTAAATATCGAACTGCGCGGATCGTCGCCGGCGGCCTTACGTCGTGCTCGCATCGCGCGCACTCGAATGGTGCTGGCGCCGACTTTCCGCTTAACCTCGGCCCCGATGGCTTGCGCCGCGGCGACCGCCGTTTGCCCCTGGCGTTTGGCCCAATTGGCGATCGTGTCGCCGACGATGCGGCCGAACTTGCGCAAGCTGGCGATGATGCGCTCGACGGCCTCCGGTGCGATCCGCAGCCACGCGGCCCAGACCCGCGGATCGAACCCGGCGATCGAGCCGGTATCGGGCGCGTGCTCGGTCGTCCAGGTCAGCAACTCGACAAAGGTCGCCCCGACCAGGCCGGGCGAGGTTCCGGCATCATCGGCGACCGCGAGCCACAGCGGGTCGGTCAAGGCATGCGGATAGAGCTTGCACCAGCGCTCGGACATCGCGCTCTCGCCGTCACAAGAGGACAGCAGGGCGGCGGGCTTGCGCCCCGGCGAACGGTTCCCATTTCGTTGCTGTCGACATCTAGGGCCTCCCCGGCTGGGGTGTTGACAATTTCCCCAAAAGCCCCCGGCCTACCCCGGCTGGGGGCTTCGTCATCTCGATACGGGAGGGGCTTTCACGCAAATAGCTGGCATGGCTTAAGACCCCCCGATTTGATAAATTCGCGGCTGGATTTGTGTCCCTGCGGGAGCAGGTCCGACTGGATCAGGATTTCACGGCGACGCGGAAAGGCCCGTCAAGCAGATTTTCCGGTTCGCGTAGGCTTGGACAAAGCCGATATTTGCCAAACGCATGAACTAATTTCGAAATCTGGCGACCAGTCTAACCATATTGGAATTTCGATTAGGGGTTTGGTTTGATCGCCGAGCGCGGCCGATAGTAGACGGTCGCCGAATATGTCCCGCGATCGGTGACCTCGACCTTCAAAAAGCGCTGCACCCCGCCCTCGTCGGGTGTCGTTGTGTCATCGACGATATCCAGCCCCGGCGCCTCGACATCCGGCGCGATCGATCGGGCGAGTTCGCGCAACAATTCCGCGCGGCGTTCCGGAGCGAGTTGCGGCCACAGCGCGAGGATTTGGTCCTTTGGTTCCATCGGCGCCATCTCGCTAAAGAAATCCCAGGGTCGGACGTGAAAAGCCGGTGCCAGACGATACATCCATTCGATGGTCAACCGCTGGCGGCCGAGTTCGAGCCGGTTGATCGTCTCGCCCGTCGTCGGCGGCCGGCATCGATCGGCCACCTGGCGCAGCGTCAGACCCGCCGCCGCCCGCAATTCCGCCAATCGATGTTCATGGCGAGATCGCACCATCCGGTAACCTGCCTGTAATTTTATCGTCAGAAAACATTTTATATTTTCCACCCCTGTTGTGGCCCCGCCATTTTTGCATAACCAATTCAACAAATTAACCAAACGCCTGGGTTACAACACCACGCAACTGTCTGAAATTACGCGAATCGCCTCTTGACAGAGACGCGATCGAGGGCCTGAAATTAACCGTTAGCGAAGAACGCGTGACCCAAGTCGCGGCGTCTGGGAACAAGAACCGTCTTCTGGTAATGAGGGAGGCGACGAAGTGAAACTGCGCGAATGGCTAGACAAAAAAGACCTGATCGTTCCGGAGTTCGCCCGTATCTTAAGGGTAGCACCATCAACTATTTACAATTGGCTCAACGATCCCCACGCCGTCCCAAATCACACCAAGGTTTGCGCGGTCTATAAAGTCACGCGCGGGCAGGTGCCGCCGTGCGATCTCCATCATCTCGAATGCCCCTATCGGGCTGCCGCCTTGAAAGCCCAACTCGCTGACGCGGAGGTGCCACGCGAAACGGTCGCGCGATGATCCGTTTCGTCATCGATGAGCCGGCGTTTCGTCGCCTCGTCGCCGGTCAGCCGCTGACCGTTGAGGGCGTCGAGATCATGATCTCGGGGAGGATCGGCTGGGTAAAGTTGATGCGCGCGATCCTCGACGCGGTGGCGCCGGCGGCGCGCGACGCTACCGCACCGCTTCCCGAGGCGCGGCAGGGCGGCCCACCAGATCCGCCGCAGGCGCGCGAATTCCTACCGAGGAGTGGACGGCGATGACCGGGCTCGCGACAGTCATCCGGTGTAGTGCCCTAACGGCATACCCCGATTGCAACCGGCGCGGTGCGGCGCGGTTGTTCTGGCGCGAGATCAGCAGCATGGGTTTTCGGCTGCGGTCGACGCCGCGCGGCATCGGCGCCGCGATCGGTAGCGCGGTGCACCGAGCGGCCGAGGTCATCCTCCGGGAAAAGGCCGAAAGCGGCACTCTGCCGCCGTCGACGGTCGCCGCTGATTGCGCGGCCGAGACGCTACTCGAAGGATTGCGCGAGGGTGTCGAGTTCGACCGGGTGACCGCGAACCAGGTCGAGGGCGAGGTTACCGCGGTCGGCATGGCGCGCGCCTATCATCGCGTCGTGGCGCCGACAGTTGACGCGGTGCTGATCGAAGAAAGGCTAGAGGCCGAGGTTGCCCCCGGTCTGATTCTGTCGGGTCAGCCCGACGTCGTCGCGCGCGAGCCGCATCGGGTGCGCGATCTAAAAACTTCGACCCGCGCGAGCGGTGGTCATTGGCCGCAACTCGGTGCCTATTCATTGATCGTTCGCAGCAATAACATAGAGATTGAAGAGGCAGCGGTTGACAGTATCAGGCGAGTTGCGATCGGCAAGCCGCAGCCCGACCCAATATCGAAACCAGTGGCGATCGCCCAGGCCGAGACGGCGGCAAGCAACATCCTCCGTCATATCGCGGGCGACCTCGAGACGTTCCGCAATGGCGATCCAGCGCGGCGCATCCTGCCCGGCGATCCGTGGGCGTTCCAGGCGAACCCGTCATCGATCTTGTGCTCGCCAAAGTATTGCCCAGCGCATGGCACTGAGTTCTGCCAGGAATGGCGGCAAAATGAATAAGAGGACGCGAGCGGAAGGGAAATCCGAAGATATGACCAGACCAGCATGGATGTCAGGTGAGCGGATTGGTTTTATTGGATATGAAGTGACCTGAGTAGAACCGACGAGACTTGACAGAAGGTGAACCGACAGGATCAGAGAGGAGTGGTTTCAATGGATACGCTGACAATCCGCCTGAGAGGCTCGGCGCCGACGATCATGCAGTGCGACCGATTGGTCAATCCGTTCGATACAATCACACGCCAGCTAAAGACGATCACTGCGAAGCGGAAAAAAACCGACGCCGACCTCGAGGAGATCAATCGGCTGAAATTCCTTGGCTCGCTCTATTACGAGCCCAAGATTGGGCCCCACTGGCCCGGTCAGAACATCGATCGCATGATCTTCGACGCGGCCAAGCTGTCGCGTCGCGGCCAAGACATCAAGCGCGCCTTCATGGTGATGGATGACATGGTGCCGCTGATCTATGACGGGCCGCGCACGCCCGAAGAGCTCTATGCGGATGCGCGGTTTGTCGATATCCGCTCGGTCGTGATCCGCGGCCAGCGCGTGATGACCTGCCGGCCGATCTTCCGGGAATGGAAGGTCGAATACGAATGTGCCTATGACCCGGATGTGCTGAACCGCGACGACGTGGTCGCCTTCCATGCTACCGCCGGGCAGTTCATCGGTTTGAGCACTTACCGACCGCGCTTCGGGCGCTTCGGGGTCGAGGCCGTCGATGGCGTCGCCTTCATCGGCCAACCGCGGCTCGCCGCTTAATTACATGGGAGTAGAAATGACCAGACAGTGACTTGATGTGAAGGGAAGTAAGGACAGCCGACAGGATGTGATGTGAATCGATGCGACTGTAATAGATCAGTTCTGAAGTGACGTGATCAGAGAGGATTGGTTTATTGGAATGGAACGGTAGCAGAACGGACCCGAGCAGAAGCGATAGGACGTGAAGTCAGTAGAGGCGGATTCTCATTTGACGCGAAGTGATGTGGTCGGAGCAGCATGGATCTCAGAGGATTGGTTTATTGGAGTAGACGGGATGTGCTTACACCAGAAATGACGATGAGCGGCAGTGATTTGAAGCGACACGAGGGGAAGTGATCAGAGAGGATTGGTTTATTGGAGCAGAGCAGAAGGTGACCGTAAATCATCGGATGTCAGCAGACTATATAATATCAGAAGTGATATGAGCAGAAGGTGACCTGACAAGAGATCATCTGAGCGGATTGGGTTTACGAAGGAACGTTGGTTTATTGGACAGGAGGCGACCGGAATTTAGCAGACGCGATTAGAACGCGAGGGGATCACAAGCGAAGTGAAAGGATTGGTTTATTGGAAATGATGGGAGCACAGCCGAACCGAATAAATAGGATCGTGACCTGACTAGCTATGAAGTGAGCAGAGAGGATTGGTTTGATGGATGACGAAGACGACCATCTCACTCAGCAATATCCAGCCTGGCGCGAGGCGATCAGTCGCCTGGTGCGTGACAAGCGGCTCATGCCGGACACGCTGTTCGAATTCGCCGAATTGTATGAACTGTTTTTGATCAAGCGGCCATTGCCATCGACACCGCTCGCCGAGGCGGAAAAGCTGAAACTGCAATTTCTCGCCCAGTTCGTCGACTTCGAGGAAGCGCTGTTGACCGAGCACCAGGTCGCGCTCGCCAATGTCCGCGGCGTCGGCTATCGCATCGTGCCGCCGGCGGAACAAACGACATGGGCCGAGCGACACGGCATTGCCGAGGTTCGCAAGGCGGTGCGCAAGCTTTCCGATCGCCTGACCAATGTCGATTTCATCGCGCTCGGCGCCGAGGATCGCAAAGCCAATGCCGACGCCCTCGCACGTCTCGGCATGCTTGGCGGAATGCTGAAACAGGCGACCGAATTCAAGCTGTTTCCGACCGACAAAGAGGAAAAATAGATGGCAGAAACTGCGCGCCCGCAGCTAGTCAATCCGCGCGAGGATGGCGGCGCACCCGCAGAGCCGGCCTTGCCCGGCGGGACGTGGCCCGTCCAGGCATGGCACGGCTTGGCACGGCATGGCAGGCGGGGCGCGGCGCGGCCGGGCGACGCGTGGCCTGGCGAGGCCAGGCAAGGCTTGGCAGGCACGGCTTGACGTGGCTTGGCGTGGCACGGCCCGGCCGGGCAAGGCCGGCAGGGCAGGTCGGGGCGCGGAGTGGCGAGGCGTGGCTGGGCTCGGCAGGCATGGCTGGGCGGGGCGCGGCGAGGCAGGGCTCGGCGAGGCAGGGCTCGGCAGGCAGGGCTGGGCGTGGCAAGGCTCGGCGGGGCAGGCTTTTAACTAGAGGAGAAAATTCATGCGCGGACAAGCAAACACTGGTAACGGCAAAGCGGCACGCGACCAAATCCCGCCACTCGCGCCGGCCGAGATCGACGCCGTATTGCAAAAGGGCAAGGTTGAAACAGTCGTTATCAGCCCACCCAATATGCAAAAAGCAGTGCTGCATATTCGCGGCCTCTCGCCGTACGTGCAGCACAAATTCAGTCAAAAGGCGCAAGCGCAAATGGAGGAGACCCAGCGCGCCGGCACGCAGGCGCGCAGCCGTAAAAAGCGCGAGGCGCGCGACTTCGAATCCGGTTATCTGGCCGCCCAGCATATTTCTGTCGAAGGCTGGCGCGGTATCCCGGCACCCGCCTTTAGAAATGCGATGATTGACGCTTGTCGCCTTGTCGGGTTCGTAATGACCAAGGCGAAACTATCGGTTTTCGTCGAGGCGGACGGATACGACGCGAGCGACGGCACCCCGCTCGTTAAAATCATTGGCGTGCCCGAGATTCATAAAGGCTGGGGCCGCAATGCCAACGGTACGGCGGATTTGCGCTGGCGGCCATTGTGGCGGGAATGGGAAGCGAACCTTCCTCTGCGCTGGGATGCCGATCAGTTCAGCGCGACTGACGTTTTTAACCTGACAGCGCGCGCTGGACTGCAAGTCGGTATTGGTGAAGGGCGGCCATCGAGCCCGAATAGCTTCGGCCTCGGCTGGGGTCTGTTTGAGGTTCTCGCCTGATGACGGATCGCGAAGCGCAACTCCGCAGCGAGCTCGAAGACCTAATCGACGCTGACGGCCGGATTTTCGCGGCCGACGTTGTCGATTTTGCGGTTCGCAATCCGGACAGCGAACTTCACCGCCGCTTTCAATGGGATCAGGCAAAAGCGGCTTATCAGCACTGGCTCCATACTGCGAGGCATCTGATCGCCGTCTACGTCCTCGACGTGCGCGGCGAGCGGCGGACGATCTCGCTCACAACCGACCGCGTCAACGGCGGCGGCTATCGCGAGCGAGACGACGTACTGTCATCGGCCGAAATGCGGCGCCAGGCAGTGCAAGACGCGATTGCCGAAATTACGCGCTGGCGTGATCGCAATAATCACCTGCACGAACTCGCGGAAATCTTCGCCGCGATCGATCGGGCGACGACTGGACCACCGCCAGCGCAGACCCGTCGAATGCGCCGGCTAACGCCGCCCGAGGAACGGCCGAGCGCGTGAAAAAGACGTGGCATGACGAGGCTTGGCGGGACATGGCTTGGCTAGGCAGGGCAGGCGTGGCACGGCGAGGCATGGCTGGGCGTGGCACGGCGGGGCATGGCTGGGCGGGGCGCGGCGAGGCAGGCGTGGCACGGCGGGGCATGGCTGGGCGGGGCGCGGCGAGGCAGGGCTCGGCGAGGCAGGCATGGCATGGTTCGGCTTGGCACGGCAGGGTGTGGCGCGGCCGGGCAACGCCGGCTCGGCAGAGTTGGGCCGTTCAGTGCACGAGCGGTCTGGGCTTGGCAATGCAAGGCAGGCGCGGCCCGGCGGGGCGTGGCACGCCGTGGACAGGCGGGGCTTGGCCGGGCAGGGCGCGGCAGGCGTGGTGTGGCGGGGTTGGATGCGGCGTGGCACGGCACGGCGCGGCATGGCAGGGCGGGGCACGGCAGGCGGGGCAGGGCGGGGCACGGCGGGGCACGGCGGGGCATGGCTGGGCGGGGCAAGGCGAGGCAGGCGTGGCACGGCGAGGCGCGGCGAGACAAGGCACGGCCGGGCGTGGCGAGGCCGAGCGGGGCGAGGCAGGGCTCGGCAGGCACGGCACGGCACGGCACGGCGGGGCAATTGGCTGGGCGGGGCTAGGCGGGGCGCGGCAAGGCGGGCATGGCGTGGCTGGGTTAGGCGTGGTCTGGCGCGGAGCGGCACGGCATGGCTCGGCAGGCACGGCAAGATAGGGAGATCAATGGATGGCTGAAACCACTCGCCCACAACTTGTCGAACCGCGTCAGGATGGCGGCGGCAGCGCCCCGGCTCTGCCCGCGGAAATTGAGGGCGGCTTGCCGGCATTGCCGGAATTCGAGGCGATGCCGCGCGGGTTGCGGATTTTCTTTGATCCAAAATGGCGCGAGGCATGCCAGGCCGCGGCGACGAGTCTGTCGAAAGCGGTCGGCTTTGCACCGCCGCATCTGATCGGCAAGACCGAAAGCTGTCTCGCCGTCGTCAATCTGGCGCTGACCTGGAACCTCAGTCCTTACATGGTCGCGAGTTCCACCTATCAAATGCCCGGCGGCTCGGTCGGATATGAGGGCAAGCTTGTGCACGCGATCCTCGAAGCGTCGCGGCGGCTCGTTGGCCCGATCCGCTACGCCCATTATGGCGATTGGTCTCAGGTCCAGCGCAAATTCGAGATCAAGGAACGCCCCCGGCAAAACCGCGACGGGCGCGGCGATGACGAGCGCGGGCCGATCAAATGGGCGGCCCCCACTTACACCGCACAAGACGAAATCGGGCTCGGCGTCACAGTGACGTGCCGGTTGCGCGGCGAGGACGAAGACCGCCGGCTCGATTTCGACATGGTCCAGGCGTTCCCGCGCAATTCGACATTGTGGGCAACCGATCCCAAGACCCAATTGCAATATGCCGCGGTGCGGCGGTTGGCGAGCACGGTCGTCCCGTCGCTGCTGATGGGCGTTCCGTTTGACGGCGAGCCGGACGGCGGCGGCGATTGGGCGAGCAATCTAGTTGACGTCACCCCGCTCGCCGAGCCCCGCGAACAGCCTGCGCAGCCCCCAGGGGCGGCCAGGGAACCCGGATCGCGCCGCCGCGCAACAACGGCAGCCCCAGCGGAAAGCGCGTCCGGGGCGGCCCCAGAGGCACCCACAAACCTTGGCCCTGGCCACGAACAGGGCGAGACGGCGAAAGGTGACGCGCCGGCGGCGACAGATCAGTCGCAACCGGTCCGGGAAGCGGCGCCACCGGCGCAACAGACCGCACAACCCGCGCAACAGCCTGCCCCTGGCCCGAACAGGGGGCGTCGGGTCCATTTCGAGGCGTGATGCGATGGAAGAAATCGAACGCCTCGAAATCGACCCCGATCGTTTCGAGATCGGCCGGACGATCGCGTCGATCGACGAGTCGACGACCGTGCAAATCGGTGAAGGCAAAGACCGGCTTTTGGTGCGCGCCTCGCCGCGGCGCGAAGGTTGCGGCGAGTGCACCTTTTGCTGCACCGCCCTCGGCATTAACGAATTGCAAAAGCTGCCGATGACACGGTGCCAGCATGTCGCCGGCAAGGGCTGCGGGATTTACCCAAACCGCCCCAAACCATGCCAGGAATATGCCTGCGGCTGGTTGCTCGGCAATTTCGATGCGCGCTTCCGGCCCGATCGCGTCGGCGCCTCAGTGACGTTCTATGTCGCGCCAGACTTCGGGTTTTATGCGGTTGTCGTCGTCAACAGCGCAAAGGTCCACCACAAGCGGCTGCGCCAGTTGCTCGACCGGCTGTTCAGTCAGCTGCCGGAAATCCGCGTCATCTATGACGACAAGCACGGATCGATTTACCGCCACGGCCAACCGCCGCAGCGGTTTCGGATGATGAAACGGGCACCGGGCGATTACGAAAACGCGCTCTATCTCATGCTGGATTGATCGGCGATGGACATCGAAATCGGCTTGCGCAATTTCCGCGGCTGCGAGCGTGCCGAGATTTTGCTCGCGCCGATCGCCCTCGTCGCCGGTCGCAACGCCGCTGGCAAATCGAGCGTGGCGCAGGCGACGGGCGCGGTGTTGTGCGGCGCCACCCTCCCGTTCGCGGGTCTGTCAAAAGCATCGGCAGGATTGCTGGTCCAGACCGGTGCCAAGGATGCGCGCGTCGTGATCCAGGGCGAATCAGGAACGGCGCGGATCGATTGGCCGGCGGCTCAGTATTCGACACGCGATCAGCCGCCGACCGCGTCGATTTGGGCGGCCGGGCTCGACAGCGTCGCCCTGCAGCCGCAGGCGGATCGCGCCCGGATCCTCGGTAAACTGTTGCATGCTGATCCGACCCGCGAAGATTTGACCGGCGCGCTGGGCGAGGTCGAAATCGATGATCGCGATACGGTCAAAATCATTTGGGACCTGGTCGCGGCGCACGGCTGGGATGGCGCGCTCGCGCTGCGCAAGGAAAAGGGCGCCGAATACAAGGGCGCATGGCGGCAGATCACCGGGGCGAATTGGGGCAGCCGCGTCGGGGCATCATGGGTGCCGACCGGCTGGCAGTTCGAATTTGAATCGCCGCATGAGAACGATCTCCTCGCCGCCCTGGCGCTCGCCAAGGGGAACCACGACAAGGCGGTCGCCGCGGCCGCGGTGTCGGGCGCGGAGCGGACGCGGCTCGCCGCCGAGGCCGCCGCCGTCGAGGCCCGCAAGGATACTTTGCAGCAGGCAGAAGCGACCGCCGAGCGGCTCGCCGGCGAGCTCGACGTCGCGCGAAACGCGCGCGCGGCGTTGCCCCCGGGCACCGTCGATCCGGGCATGCCGTGCCCGCACTGCGGCGGCTTTGTCGTGCTGCGCCGGGTCAATCTTGCCGAAACGCGTCTTGAACAGGCCGAAGTGACGCCGACCGCGGCCGAACTCAAACAGCGTCGCGATGCGATTGCCCGGACCGATGGCGATATCGGCCGGTTGACCGGCCAGTTGAGCGAGGCCGCCCGCGCCGTCGAGACTGCGCGCCTTCGCATGCAAAATGCGCTCCTCGCCCGCACCAGTCTCGACAAGATGCCGCCGCCGGCCGAAGCCGAGGTCGATGTCGAGGCCGCCAGGATCGACGTCGAGAGCGCCGAGCGGCGACTAAAGGGGTTTCGGCAAAAGCGCGACGCCGACGACCTGCACGACAAGATCATGACCAACAACACGGTGATCGACATTCTGGCGCCCGAGGGATTGCGCACCGCCAAACTCAAGCGGGTGCTCGAAGCATTCAACGAAACGCAGCTCGCCACTCTCGCCGATGTCGCGGGCTGGCAACCGGTGAGCCTCGATCCGGAGATGCGGCTGAGCTACGGCGCGCGGCCCTACGCGTTGCTGTCGACCTCCGAGCAATACCGGGTCCGCGCGGTGCTGCAAGTCGCGATGGCGCGCCTCGACGGGTCGGCGATGGTGGTGCTCGACGCGGCCGACGTCCTCGACGGTCCCACCCGCGAAGGTTTGTTCGATTTGCTCACCGAGGTCGGGTTGCCGGCGCTCGTCTGTCTGACCCTGACGCGGCCGGAACAGGTCCCCGATCTCGCCGCGGCTGGACTCGGCATGTCCTATTGGCTCGACAGCGGCGTCGTCCGCCCGCTGCATGAACCCGCGGAGGCGGCGGCATGATGCTCATCGAGCGGACGAGGCACTGAGGAATGAAGGTCTGGATTGCACAATATCTTTGCGGCCGGCAGCGCCACGCCATCATGGCCGCTGCTGACGAAGCCAAAGATCGCGACGAAGCCGAGACGAAAATCGCCACGGCGCTGCGCAATCGGGTCGCCGACTTGCTGCGCGCCGAGGCGATAAATCCCTGGTGCGCCCTCTGCGGCGCCGCCAGCGCCGAGTGGATTGTCGATTTGCAGCCCAGCCGCTTTCGCACGCTCGACGAAGCCTTGCCCACGATGCGGCAGGCCGAGGCCGATCAGGCCGCGACTAACGCGGCGTTTGGTGATCTGCACCGCACGCAACGCAAGAACTGACGGGGAAATCCGCGAATGACGACCGGCGATCTCCCGAACCTCGGCCAATGCTGCATGTGCGAGGGCGGGCCGACGCGCAACGTGATCATGCTGAGTCAGCGCGGCGCGATCCCCGGCCACGGTTGGGGTTGCGTCGTCTGCGACCTGCCGCTCGACGGCGCCTATGCGGTGTTGTGCGAGGCATGCCTGATCCGGTGGCAGCAAGACAATTCGCTGTTGACGGTCGCGTGTCGCGGCTGGCCGGGCGAGGGGCGGATCCCGATCACGGAGTTGCCGTCTGGCGTCTTCGACCACGACATGAGCCGGCACGCGGCGGACGAGCGATGATCGGCGCTAACCGCGACGCGGGCACTCGCGAGATTGCGCACGTTGTCGAACTCATCAAGCCGATCCTGGCGGGGCGCGAGCCCATAGTGCAGGGCGCCGTCCTCGCCGACTTGCTGGCGATCTGGCTCGCCGGGCACCAGGTCGAGGGCGACGCCGAGGCCACCCGCAAGCTGCGCGGCGACATCCTCGCGACGCACCTGCTGATGGTCGAGGAGCTAACGGCGGTCAACGCCAGGATCATCGGCGCGGTGCCGTGACGTTCCGGGTCGGTTTGACATCGGGCGGGGAATGATCCAATATGGGGCACTACCGCGCGTTGGACCAAGTAGCAACCGATCTCCATGTTACGCCTCGCAAACTGCGCGAGACGATCCGGGAGCACCGGATCGCAGTCTTGAAGATCGGGCGGACCATCAACTTTGACGACTCCGCGTTGCGGCAGCTTGAAGACGCCTTGCGCGAGGAAGCCCTCAAATGTCACAGCAACAGCGACCAGCAGGACTCCGGATTGTCATCCGCGCGGACACCGGCGCGCTCACGATCGTCGGCACGGTCGCCGGGCAGCGCATACGACAACGCGCTCAGAGCAGCGATCTCCGGCTCGCAAAAGAGGAAGCCGTCAACCTCGAAAAAGATCTCCTCAAAGCCGAGTGGCATGGCGAACGTCGTGGCACTCGATCCTTCGGCCAAGCCGCCGAAAGCTATCTGAACGCGACGACGCACAGTCCTAATCACTGCGCCCGCGTCGCCCGATTGCTTAAGGCGCTCGGCGAGCGCCCCCTGAACCAGGTCAATCAACAGGTCGCGATCGAACTCAAAAAGAAGATGCTGCGACCCAATGCGAGCGCCCGCGCCTATGGCGATGCGATCGTCATGCCGTTGCGGGCGATCCTCCACCATGCGCAAAAGCAAGGCTGGTGCGACATGCCCTATTTCGAGGTGCCGCAGGCGAAAGCGGGCCGCACGCTCTTCCTGTTGCCCCACCAGTTCGGGCGACTAATCCCGGTCGCGGCGCCCCATCTGCGCCCGCTGCTGACGTTCCTTGCCGGCACCGGCGCGCGGATGGCCGAAGCCCTCGAACTCGATTGGCGCGACGTCGATTTGCAAGGTGCCCGCGCGATCTTCTGGAAGACCAAGAACGGCAAGCGCCGCAACGTCGAATTGCTCCCCGCGATCGTCGCGACGCTCGCCAATCTGTCGCACCGCGAAGGCAAAGTGTTTCGTTGGCAGGATCGCGCCGGCCGGGTGCGCGACTATGTCGATCGCGAGCGGCGCTATGGCGGGCAGATCAAGACCGCGTGGGCCGGCGCCTTGAAGCGGGCCGGTCTGTCGGCAGAGTACCATCCGCACGACCTGCGGCACACCTGGGCATCCTGGCATTATGCGATGCACCGCGATCTGTTGCGCCTCAAACTCGAAGGCGGCTGGTCGTCGATGGCGCAGGTCGAGCGTTATGCGCACTTGCTCCCGGCAGGCCAGGAAGCCGCGATCCGCGCCTTCTGGCACGGCAATGACACGGACCCTGCGGCACAAGCTCTAAGTGCTTGATATAAAAACTACTATTTTGGATGGTCTACGCGTCTTCTAAGCGAGTGGTCGCAGGTTCAAGTCCTGCCGGGGTCGCCAGGTTTTCTAAGGGTTTTTCAATATGTTAGGGACACCGAAACTGACGGGCCGAGACGAAAGATGACGATCAAAAACGCACAGAAACGGAACCCTTCTGACACGGTAGTGGCACGGCGCGACACGACGCTGGCGCGACGTTCCGGTTCTATTCCACCATCGGCGGTGGCATTCAACCAGACCCTGTTTCGACGGATTCGCGACCTCCGGCGCGCCGCCGGGCTGACACAAACCCAGATTGCCGAAGCCCTCGATATCCCGTTGCGCAGTTATCAGCATTTCGAGAACCGCAGCCCGATCCCGGCCTATCTGATCCCGACCTTCGCCGAGTTGGTCGGAAGCGATATCGGCTTTGTGCTGACCGGCGACGAAATTCGGCCTCGCGGGCTGCGCGTCATGGTCCATCGTGATACGGGCGCGTTGACGATTGTCGGCACGGTCGCCGGGCAGCGCATACGCAAGCGGGCGCAAAGCCAGCAGCCGCAACTCGCGCACGACGAAGCGGTGATACTCGAAGCAAAACTTTTGCGATCACAATGGGAGCGTGAACACTCAATGTCGCCGGCCGACGCATTCGCCGGCGTGCTCAGAGCAACCGATCCGGCCTCGCGCGCGAAGCGCGCCATCTCGATAAAATGATGCAGCTTGACGATTGGATCATCGCCAACGGTTTGAGCCGGGATGAGGTCGCGCGCCGGCTCCGTGTGCCCCGCGCCCGCCTCGACGCCTTGATCAATCGACAATTCAAGCGTCTTAGTCCCGCCCTCTATGAACGGATTTATCGTCTTACCGACGGGCGAGTAACCGCCG